TCGTTAAAGGTGTCAGACCTTAAGACGCGACTACCAAAGGTAGGCTCCACAGTAGTTGTAATGTCTAAATTATTGCAGGTGCTGAAGACATACTCATTCAAGTATATCTGAGCGTTACCCCAAGAAGTTATGTCTTGAACCTTCAGTCTATCGTTAGCTGCGCTAATAGTAGTACCATTTTGTGAAGCCCAGCTAATATGGTCGATAGATGGAGTGCCTCCAGAAAGAGATACTGCTTGAATTGAAATTGTGTACGTACCACTAGAGGCGTACGTATGGGTAGCCTCTGATTGGTTCCAAGTAGTAATTTGGTCACCTAGTGTCCCGTCGCCCCAGTTGACATAAAAATCATACGTACCCGTAGACATCAACGGCAAACGATACTGGTTAGCTGCGCTGCTTCCAGCCTCAGTAGACGTAGTATCTATAGTGAATGAGAATGACGGAGGTGGAGCAGCACCACCAAGGTCGGTAATAGTCCAGTTATATGGAGCTGATACTAGCCTATCATAGGCATTCTTAGGTTTTCCCGCACTATGGATGACAGGTATGTCACTTAAGGTTACGTTATTTTGAATGTTCGGCGCTTGAGTAGCCCATCCAATTAAAAGGCTGTCCCAGTTTGATTGACTGATAGCCGTGCCAGTCAACATATCAGCCGCACTAGTTAGGCTAGATATGTCCCAACTTGAAAGGTCTTGATTGAAGGCAGACGCCCCATTGAACATACCTGAAAAACTAATCGCAGAAGAAGTATTCCATCCAGGGAGACCTAGTCCTGTAAAAAGTTTTGCGTCTTTAAAGCAGTCAATAAAAAACAAAACGTTGCCTACATCCCAAGTAGATAAAGACTTGTTAAACGATGTAGTGCCCCTAAACGAATCTATTAAACAAGTAAGGTTGCTTGTGTCCCACCCATCTACATCTCCGTCAAAAGAAACAGCGTCGTAAAATATACCATTAACACCTCCTGTAAAAGAAGCGGTGTTAACCAATGACCCTGAGCTAAACCAATTAGATAAATTAGAGGTAAAAGCGGAAGCCCCCCTAAACATAGAACTTGCGTTCGTAATAGAGTCTGTATTCCAAGAGCTTATGTCTTGATTGAATACAGAAGGGGTACCGCTTTGAAACATACTCGACGTATCTGTAAAGCGAGATGTGTTCCAAGAGCTTATGTCTTGATTGAATGCAAGCGCATCCTTAAACATTTGAAACGCAGATATATCAACAGAAACATCTGTGCTAAAGGTCCAATTTAAAGGACGATTAAATGCAGTAGCAAAAGCAAATGTCTGATTGAAGTTATCACAGGAAGATACTGTCCAATTCGAAAGAGGAGAGTTAAATAATATTTGATTAAAAAAAGCTTCTTGTAAAGAAGTAGGGGTAAAAGAAAAATTTACATTTACCCTTGATGAGCTAAAAGGTAATACGTTAATACCGCGCATAAACTGAAGACCAGTGCCAGTAAAGGTACCCCACCCACTAAAGTCAGGCTCTATAGTTGTCCCTAAGCTGTCATTCCTAAAAAAGAAACCATCTATTATATCTCTATTTTGGAAATTAGGAACGCCAGCCCTATTGGCAACTGTGTTAAAATTCACACAGTTATTAAATATATCTTCGTTCGCGTAGAACTTGATATCTCCAAAAGAAAATATATCAGTAAGGGCTTCGGCTGCAATAGATGAAGACCTTCTGCCAAATGACCAGTGGTCTACACTGTATGCTTGATTGGGAGTGATACTTATTGTGCGAGGTGAAGCGCCCGAATAAGAATGCGTTATCTCAGGTTGGGTCGGTGACGTTATTACATCAGACTGACCGTCACCCCAATTAACAGTGAAGTCATAGGTTCCGTTTGGGTCTACACCTAAAGTGTAGTCATTAGAGCCTACAATATAATTCGTGTCTATCCGAAAAATGAGCGGGTTAAACCCAGGGGTTATAGGCGGAGTTGAACTCCCAGCGCCCCCACCCGTTGCACTTCCTACAAAGTTGCCTATTACTATCCCTGTTCCGCTCATATTACCAGAGTGCTACTAGTTCTAACGTACCCGTTGAGTTTGCGCCTGTTCCTGAGGCTTTTACCTGTTTTACTTGAACAGGAATAAAAGAACCCGATTGAAGCCCAGAAAATGTAAGTTCACTTCCAGAGCTGGTAACTACTGATACATTAAATGTGTCGGCATCTGCCGCAGCATTGCCTACATAAAGGACGCAACCCGCGTTGTTATCAGCGTATAAAGTATAGTCCTCACCGTTAGCCATAATATTAGCACTCAAGCTAAGCTCTGTATCGCTGTCAACCGCAGTGACGGTAGCTACCGTATTGTCAGTTGTGTTATAAACGATATACCCCACTAGATTATTAGTGAAAGAAGCTGTACTGTCGGTTAGTTTATTAGCAGTTGTAGCTGTAGCTGAACCACTCTCGGTCGGACCAGAGACGTTGGGTATGTTGATAGTGTCGCTAGGAATAACCTTAATGCCTAGCCCTACCTGTAATTTTTGATATGCCATAATTATTTATCGTATGGGAAGATTCTGTTTAACGTGTCACGGCGTTGGCCGCAGCCACAATCTGTGCCTGTAGCTTGGGAGACTTTCTCCACTACCTGCTTGATACCTGTTGCTTTGGTAAACTTCTCAACTGTATCGCCAAGACCCTTCGAAGGGCGAGAACGTGAAGGCATAGTCTTCTGTTTTTACAAATGTAATTAATATTTTCCACGCCTGCTGGACGGAGAACTCTTCTTAGAACCGCCCTTGCCAGCCCACAGCTTTTTACAGGCCCAGTACCTAGCCGTTAGTTTATTCGTAGCGGTACCGCACTTATGACGAGCTTTAAAGCTCTTACGCGCAGCAGCAGAGTAGTTATGACCGTAACCCTTAGCACCGAAGTGGATGAGCTTCTCCTGGCCTCCAGAGCAAGCCTTAACCATCATCTTCTTGCCCGCTCGGTCCGACCGAGTAGGGCTGTTACATTTCATCTTGCTCTTATTCGCCATATCAACTATTGGTTACACGACCAGCAGCCGTATTGGATACAAACTGCTTCTTGCTGCCGCCTTTCTTTTTTTTCTTACGAGCCGTAGAAGCTCGCTCCGACTTACTCATAGACTTAGCCTTAGACAACGGCAGACATCGGTCAGGGTTCTTCTTATCCTTACTCGTGCCGCAAGCACCAAGGATAGAACCGTCCGTCCCAATACGAACCCATTTCTGGTCCCGCCATTTCTTCAGCTCACCCATTATCGACGACCAATTCGGTTTACTTTTTTTGCCGTGCGCTTTGCAATACGCGAAACCTTCTTTGCTGTTTTAGCCTTTTTGTTGGCAGCTTTTGCGGTGGCCTTGGCGGCTTTTACGGTAGCTTTTGCAGCTTTACGTGCAGACTTTACGTTGGTTGGCTTCATATTGGCTGCTTTTTTTGACACAGCGGTAGAAGCAGATTTTTTCAACTTAGGTTTGGCCGTTGTTGTGTAAACCTGTTGTGCTGTAGCAGGCGTCATTTTGGGAAGGTTTTTTGTTCGCCCTTCCTCACTATAATAAGAGCCATCTTTAGTGTAAACACCATAATTGCCTGAAACGGTAAACTTCGTGTTTTTACTTGGTTTGTAGCTTCTAGGGTTCGATTTTTTTGCCATTATTTCTTGGATTTTTTAGATTTTTTCTTTGATGCAGACTTCACCTTTTGGGTGCAGGGTTTTCCGTATGATGCCATTATTTCTTACTTTTTCTTTTTAAATTGTCCCATATTTAAAGCGTGCTTAATAGATTTACGGGTCTTTGAACTACTTGAACTCCCACTAATTCGCGTCCCTTTAATACGTGCAGCTCCATTACCTTTTACCGATTGAGACTTTTCGGTGCTCTTGAAAGTGCTTGGCAACTTTCTACGAGTTACTTTTTTAGTGGAGACAGCTTCATTTCCTGTTCCGTCATTACGAGACCCCTTTTTGGTAACTGTTTTAGACTTGTACTTACCCTTGGGTCCTGCATCCTCCCTTACTACTGTTCTAGAAAAATTAGTTTTTTGAGGCTTTCCTCCAATATAATTTTCTTTATTCTTTTTATCAACTACAGAACGGGATTTAGTTACTTTTCTTTTTCCGTCAGCAGAGGTTGACGCTTTGCGTGATTTAGTAACAATACTTCCATCCTTCTTTTTACGGGTAACAACTTTACTCTTGCTGTTAGCGGCTTTAGTCTTAACGACTGTTCTTTTATTAGCCATAGCTATTATTTTTTAAAATTAATAAGAGGATTTCATCTTCTTTTCCATTCCATATCCAGGATTGTTCTTTACGGAACCACCCATAGTGCTCGCAAAGGTAGAGGCCTGAGCTTTACCGACTGCGTTATAAGGAAACACCTTAGTCTTCATCTTTCCCGTGTCTCCACACTTGTACTTTACTGTAGGCATTACTTCTTACTTTTTTTTGCGTAGTTAGGGTCTTTGCAATATTTGCTCGCAGCCATATTAGCATAAGCCGAAGGGTAGCGGTCAAAGGTCCGCTTAGCCCAAGCGATTCCAGCAGGGCATATCTTATTGCCAGTTTTTTTAGTGCGTCCAGCCATAACTTATAACTTTGACCAAAGTTACAAATTAAATTTAATGAAGATTCACAAGAATATTCGCAAGCGGTACAGCCGCACAGAGCCACCCAACGACTACCTAAAGTACTGGCGCGTAATACGTAGGTGGGTAAAATCAAACTACGGACTCGGAACCGTAGAGCTAGAGATGCTTCTCTTCCTATACTCCGAATCGTACTTCACCAAAGACACCTTCGATGAATATAACCAGCTGATGAGCTGGAATAAGAAACGATTCTCTGACCTCCTGAGAGACGGATGGATACACGTATTTCGAAAACGTAAAGGCAACCAGAAAGCCCTATACGAACTGTCATACAAAGGGCGAGCAATGCTCAATGCCGTATACAATAAACTCAACGGGCAAGAATTTGCAGAAACGCAGTCAGCTAACCCTATGTTCAAAAAGAGCGCACCATATACCGATGTGGTATATCGTAACTACATTAAGAAAATTAACCAGTCTATACGACAACAACAACGTCCCTCTCAAGAATGATGGTGTAGGTAGAGTCGCCTATCATCATAGAGTGACCAGCGTTCTTGTCGTAGTAGATGACGTCGCCTTTATGTATCGTATCTACTTGAGTACCAGACTCTACCACATTGGCTTTCTTGTAACGGAATGCCTTAGCGTCTTCCGTAGAAAGTATCAGGCCCGACGAGGAAACCAACTGCTCATCGATAGGGTCTATGACAATATATTTATTGATTGGCTTCATATCACAAAGATTGGTGTCTCAGGCCCCATATAAGAACCTATGACGTTATACTCAAAAAACTCGATGGCTTCGTCAAGCGACATATCACCGTCCTTCACTAAGCACTCGTGGCACCTTTCTATGCTGTAACATACACGGTAAGCACCCGCAAGCGGGTCATACGACAAACCGATAATTGCATCGTCAAATCCGTCCGCAAAGAGAGACTCCTCACCGATATCGTTCAACCAATCATTTACTAGCTTCCTCATACGTACGGGCTGAAGTGATGATAGCGTTGGTAGAAAGTATGGTGGTAGCTACGGCAACCGCGTTGCGTAAGGCACTTTTAGTGACCTTGGCAGGGTCAACCACCCCTTGGCGCATCATATTGCCATACGTGCGTGTCTTGACGTTAAAACCGTATCCGCGTTCTTTATGTCCGATGACTTCGTTTAATACATCGTCTACCTTGATACCAGCGTTGGTGATTATCTGATGGAATGGAGCCTCGAGAGCCGTAGCTAATACCTTGGCAGCTAACGTTTCCTCTTTCGAGAGGCCATCCTTTAAACTTATTACGCTTAGCCTCTCCGCCTGCTCAAGCAAGGCGATACCACCGCCAGGCACGATACCATCGGTCAAAGCAGAACGTACCGCGCAGACAGCGTCGTCGACCCTATCATAACGCTCCTTCTGCTCTAGGTCTGTGTTCCCGCCTACATAGATGACACCAACTCCGCCAGCTAAACTAGCAATACGCTCCAAGAAGAAGTCCTTCTCCTCCTTCTTGTTCGTGTGCTCAAATGCAGCACGTAGCTCCTTCACGCGCTGGTCGATATCGCCCTGGTCGACACGCGATTCATCACGCATCACGATGGTGTGGTCACGCTTTACCACGACTTTCTTAGCGAATCCCAAATCAGCCATAGTCATCAAAGCCAAATCATCACCCGTCTTTTCCGAGAAATACTTAGCCCCCAACGATAACGCCAAGTCACTCATCACCTCCTCCTGCTTCCAGCCAAACTGAGGAGGGTTGACATTACAAAACTTCACGCCGTTCTGCATCACGTTGGCACCCATCGTATTGATGAAGTTCACCGAACAAGGAGCTACCAACAACAACTTATGCCTGTCGCCTATAATTTCTTTTAATACGTTCTCTACCTGTAGCGGACTGTTTATCTCATTGCCACACACCATCACGTAGCAATCCTCCATCACACACTCGTCCGTCTCGTGGTTATTCACAAAAAGAGATGAGGTATAGCCGCGCTCAAATCGCATACCCTTCGTCACGTCAAAGTACGTATTAGGAAGCTGACCGTTCTCAACCGTCACCACCCCGTCACGACCCACGTCCTTGTATACGTCAGAAATAATCTTACCCAACTCCCTGTCGTTATTCGCCGATATCGTAGCCACGTCCAGCATCTTCTTGCTCGTCAGCTTAGTCGCCGAAGCGCCCAACCTCTTTATGGTATCCTCACTGAGGATAGATAAAAAACGCAGGAAGTCAGTTTTATTGATTTCACTATAGTCACTTATGAAACCCTCCGTGACCTTAATCAAAGCCTCCGTCAAGACGATAGCAGTTGTCGTGCCGTCACCCGCCTGAGTACTCGTACGCTCCGAAGCCTCACGCATAATACGTACCGCCAAGTTCTCAACGGCATCCATTAAGTGGATAGACTTGGCAACCGTCACCCCGTCCTTCGTTACCGTAATACCGTGGGTGTGTTGCTCCGATTCAATAATGACTGTCTGACCGCTAGGGCCTAAAGTGCTCTTCACAGCACTCGACATCTTAGTAATGCCATCGCGTAACTTAGAACGACCAGCATCATCAAAGATGATATTCTTAGGTGTAAACATTTAATTGGATTTGAATAACACAAATCTACGAATTAATCCCACAACTGGTGACCCTCGCATACTGTTCCGTAAAGACTTAAGAATATATTAATGTCATACACGTCAACCGTACCGCTGTGATTGAAGTCCCCGTACTCACAGCCATACTGCCCCCAGCAACCCAAGACGTTCATCAAGTCAACAATACCGATGATGTAGTCGCCGTTAGTGTCGCCCCAGCAAACAGGGAGCCCACCAAATAAACCGCCCCTATTTAACGAAAGCATACCGTGCATACGCTCAATCTGACCTGGAGTGAAGTGATGACGACACGAGTCAGGATAGTAGTCCATATGGTTGTCAGCCGTATAGTTATATAAACCCATCGGGCAGATAGGTGGGTCGCAACTGAACTGAACCTTAGTCGGGGGTGTGTCACACACGAAGTCGCCATACACGTCGCACGGAACACCATTGCCGTCACCACAAAAGCCGACCGACTGGAAGACGTGATGCAACCCGCAGTAGTGACCCATCTCGTGCGTCAAGACCTTGTTCTCATTATTGCGAGGGTGAGTACTCCCCAAACCGAATATGTCAGACCGTAACCATATACCGTCACGCGAGTTATTCGTAGAGACCGTAACATAAGACCAACCCAAAATACTACTGCACATCTTTGGTATCACATAGATATTACAATAATGGTCAGGGTCCCAGTCAGGTAAGTACTGGTCTACAGCTAGAATAGCGTTCTGAGTACCATACGTAGGGAAGCACCAACTACCACCAGACTCATACGAAGGGTACCAAGCATATTCCTCTAAGTCCTGATAGCCGATGTGCTCCAACGTAACCGATATCATAGCCTCAGCCATATCGTCATTTAAATCAGCAATCGCCTCCTCTACATACTCCTCACTAAACCATCCGCCCAAACTATCCGAATAACATATGTGAACCACAACAGGTATCTCCTTCCACTCAGGCTCAGTAAAAAAAGTAGGTAAATTATAAACCACAGAATCATATGAAGTACCACATATCTCTTGAGCAGAAAGAAACAAAGGCAACAAACAAAAGACCAAAAAGAATCGCATTGTTTTTTCTGCCAAATTACAACACACATCCAAAGTGTAGAGTGTTGAGTTGTAAATTCCCTATATATATATATATAATATTTACTCTATCTATATTTCTTGAACTCTTATAGTAGGGGTTAAACTTAACATTCTTAACATTTCTTTCTGTAACACCAGTAAACCCTAGCTTTTTTCTGTGTAGACCACCAAGAAAAGTCTACACAACAGTGTAGAGACTCTACACTAAACACCCATTTTAACAGTTTTTTTTTACCCTACAATTTTCACCCAAAAAAAATCAAGGGAAAAATTTAAGCAAAAGACAAAAAAGTCTACACAAAAAAAGGAGGCCCCCCAGCCTCCTTTCCCCATAACAAATAAACAACAAACCAATTTTTTACATACCGCCCTTACGCATATCAGCAACCTCAATAGCGTCGGCAAGCATACTAATCTTTTCAGAACGCTTCTTCATTTTGCAATAACGAGCAGCCTGAGCAATGCCAGTCTCTCCTGGTAAACGGTCGTTAACCAAACGACCATCTTTAATATTTAATCCGTCCATTAGTACATCTTTAAATTCAAGCTGACCAAACCTAAGAATAAAATGAACTCCGAATGGTCAAAGTCAGAGCCGCTAGGATACCAAGACCAACCAAGACAAAACCCTATGTTGATGCGGTTATGAATAGAAAGTTCCCAGCCCATAGTCAAAGGTAATTCTTTTTCTAGATACAGAAAGCAAGGGGGCTATATATACACATTACGCGACGCGACGCGATATGAAAACCGATTTTTTTTCGAGGGGTGGGGGTCGGAATTGCCTATCGTTGTCCCGATTTTTTGGCGTTTTCCCTCAGCGGTTCGAACCGCCTGCCCTTCACCGATTGCTGGCAGGGTACACGCTCCGATGCAGTGTCGAGACCGACACGAAACGGCAGGGATGCAAGGGCACAGCCTTGCACTCTCCACGATAGAGAGAGAGAGGGAGACTTCCCTTAAACCCTGCCCTTCCCCTTTCGCGCTCAAATGAATCGGGGGCAACGCCAGATGTGCGCTCCGTGTGCTGTGCCTGAATCCTGCCGTGGTGCTGTTGGCGTCGATGCAGAAAAATTGAAAGTTCCCCCTGATTTATTAGGATTAAACGAAGATTGATAGTATATTGCAGTCGGAACGAACCGATTTTGAACGAAAATAACGCTAACTCGCTGATAATCAGCACAATAACAACAAAATGAAGAACTTACAAGACCTTATGTCCCTGACTACCAAGTGTTTAGAGCAATCTATCGACCGACACAGCTCAAATGAGTGGTTCGTGTCCTTCAGCGGTCACGTCAACCGACTGGATATCTCCTTCTACCTCGGTGGTTGGGACTTGGCTGATGGCAAGGGGCGGGACAGGTGCGATGTGTACCTTGACGAGGCAGGCATCCAAGAGGCTTACTGGTTCATCACCAACCGCCTGTAATCTACCAAGGGGTCGCAGTCGGTGCGCGTGGGGTTCGAGTCCCCAACTCCTTCTAATTTAAATCGGGCAAAGCCCACAAATTCAATTGCTATGAAGAAGCAAACAACAAACAAGGTCGCAGCCACCGCAAAGGTTGCAGAAGGTACTAAGTCAAACACCAAAGCTGTGTCGGCTCCGACACAATCTGCTGAGGTCAAGGCTACGCTCAAGGCGTTGCGAGCTACTGCCCCGATTGTCAAGCTGAACGACAGCATCAAGAAGGGTTCGGTGGATATGTTCCACAAGTCGCTGAAGCTTGGCACGTTGCTGTCGGCTCGCTTGGAGTCGTTCAACGCTCCTGAGTTCAAGGCTTTCATCAAGGCTGATGGTCGCAAGGTCAAGGAGGAGCGGGAGCGGTTGTGGGTTGCCATCCAGATGAGCAAGTCGTACTTCCACCGCCACGCCACTGCGGGTTCGTTCCTGATTGGGGACGCTGACTCGGGTGCTGAGTTCGTGCTGTATCGGGAAGCGATGCTTGCCTTGGATGAGCGATGTGCTCTGGACGTGGACGCTTACAACGCTTGGATGAAGGCTGAGAAGCCAGAGGCGGCTGTCCCTGTGAAGGAGGAGGCGGTTGCTGAGGTCGAGGGTGAGGACGAGGGCGAGGGTGAGGAGTTCACTGATGAGGAGTTGGCGGGGGTCGCTGCTCAGTTCGTGGT